TCAGGGGTTTATTTTGGACCGGAGTTCGATTCTCCGCACCTCCACCATAGGAACATTGGTCGAACTCTCTTCCAACTGCGCGGCGGTTGGGGAGGGTTCGGCCTCTTTTTTTGTTTGTACGGGCTTTATGCCGTCTCCCCAGTGGTCGAACGTGAAGTAGATGCGCAGGGCGTCGCCATCAAGCTCGCAGTACCTGATGAAGAGGTCGAGTATCTCCTCGATGGACATCTCATCGTCGACGCTGTCGAGCCAGTCCAGGACGGCATCACGGTCTACGGTCTCCTCCTTCTCCAGGGCTTCCGCAGCGGCAAGCTCCTCTTCAAGCTCTGCTCTCCTCTTGTTGAGATCATCGATGCGCTCCTTGCCGCCAGGAGGAGCGATGCCGGCTTCTATTGCTTTCCAGATGTTCTCGTATTGCCTGTCGATGCCCTTTATTGACTCCCTGAGCCTCTTGCTCTCTGGCTCCTCATGCTCCGTCTCCTCCTGGTATTGGGCCATTATGTCGGCTATGTGCTCCCTGGTCTCGGGATGCGAGAGGACATTGAGCGTGTTCCTCTTGATGCACTCCTCAATCTGGTCCCTGCGGACCGTCCTGCCGCACTTGCGGCATTTGTAGTAGTAATGGGTCTTCCCTGTCTTTGACGTGCCGCTCGTTCCGCCCATAGGACGGTCGCAATGTGCGCACCAGAGCTTCCCCGTGAGGGGGAAGTCTATCGAATTGGCCTTCTTGTGCGGGCGATGCCTGGTCTTGAGGATTTGGTCGATAAGTGCCTGGTCTCCCTTCGACCAGATGGCAGGCATGCCATCCTCGACCACGACTCCTGCGTATGAGTAGGTACCTGCGTTCTGGCAGCGGCGCAGTAGCTTTGTCACGGTGGCTTGCCGGAACTTCACGCCGGCCCTCGTGCGCTCGGCATCCAGGGCACGCACTATCTCGGCGATGGTCGAGCCTGATATGAGCATGTCCCGCATCATCCGCAGCACCGACGCCTCATGCTCGTTGATGACGTACATGCCAGTTGAATCGATGTCCCAGCCGTACATGCGGCACCCGTTGGCCATGCAGCGCTCAGCGTTCTTCTGGATGCCATCTCTGATGCGCTCTGAGTCGATGGCGCTCTCCCATTCCGCCAGGACCTCTAGCATGCCGAGCTGCAGGACGCCAGACGATCCGCTTGATATGTCCTCTCCGGCATAGAGTATCTCGACGCCATGCTTCCGCAGCGTGAGCCTGGCGAGGGCCATTTCATCTCTGTTGCGCATGATCCTCGTTACCTTGTAGATGACAACGTAGTCGAAGAGTCCGAGGGCGGCATCCGACATCATGCGCTGGAATTCGGCTCGGTTAGTGGTCCTTCCTGTCCTGGCGTAGTCGCAATAGGTCTTGACCACGGTCAAGCCTTCCCGCTCGCAGAACTGGCGCGAGTTCTCGACCTGAATTTCTATGCTCTCCTCGCGCTGGTTGTGCGAGGAATACCGTGCATAAATGGCAGCGCGGTTCTTTGCCATGATAGAATCACCTCTGAAGCGAGAGCCATCGGCCCTCAATTCGACCAAAGCCACACGCTGGTTTTCCAGGCTGAGCGTGTGGCTGTTTCTATGTCTGCCTTACTTGCGCAGCGCCGATATGAGCACGGCGGCGATGGCTGCGAGGAACACTGCGGGCACAATTGCCCCTGCAAAGACGAGCATCACGGCAATCACTGCGATTACCGCAACGAGGACGCTGAGAGCCTTTCTAGGCGCTCCGCTAATGCTTTGTGGGTTCTTGTGCGTGTCGCTCGGTTTAGCGGCTTCTGTGGCCGTCGTGGTCGGTTTCTCGGGCATCTCCGCATCTTCCGCAGTGTCACCGTGGTGGCTGGACACGTAGTAGACCCTCTCCTCATCGTCTCCGTAGTCGACGTAGCTGTCTCCGAACTCGTCGACCTCCGTGCGCGGCTTGCGGCGAGGCACGTCGAACCATGGATCGTCGAGCAGCTCCCTGAAGCAGTATGCGGTTGCCTTGGTGTCCTCGATGGAGCTGTGCGCCTTGAAGTCATAATCGTAGTAGTCAGCCACATCGACCAGCTTGAACCAGCGCCAGTCATCGTGATACGAGTCGTACTCCCCATGCACCCGTGCGAACTCCTTCATCACGTCGAAGGTCGCTCGCTTCGGAATCACGATGCCTGCTGCCTCAAGAAAGTTGAGGTCGAATTCGAGGTTGTATCCGACGATGAGCTTCGCGCTCTTCAAGATATGCTCGATGCGCTCCTTGCTGGCCGATATCGGCTGCTTGTCGGCCACCATAGCGGGAGATATCCCGTTTATGCTCTCTGCCTTCGGCCATCTCTTGCGATGCTCGGGCTTGTACATCTCGTCCAGGAGTTCGTTTCCGTCTCCATCGGTGATGCTGAGCGTGAGTATCTCGTCGTTCCCGAAAGGCTCCAGACCTGTTGTCTCGGTGTCCAGCACGACGATCTCTCCAGGCTTGTACGACTTGAGACGCTCGATTTTCGTTGCCATAGTGGTCATCTCCTATGCAGATGCGGAGCCAGCTGCATCACGTTCGGCTCCCTCTTTAGACATGCCCGCTGCATTGCGGGCCACAATCATCAAGGCATCCTTCTGCTGGTCTGTACTTTGGCGGAAGCACTCAACAAGATCGCGCTCCTCGCGCCCATGAATCTCGTTCTTCGAATTGAGTCCTTCTGGCCATCCACAGATGTCGTTTGGTGTGCAACCGAGGACCAGCGCGATGGTATAGGCATCCTCAAGCGTGAGTGCGACTTCCTGGCGCTCCCATGAGGCGTATTTCCGCCATTTGATGCCAAGACGGTCAGCAATTTCTTTCTGCGTCTTGAAACCAGCCTTTATACGCAGCTCCTTAAGCCTCAGCTGATACATAAGCCCCTCTTTCAATGCAGCTTGTACAGCTTCAACGCAAGGTCAAGTCTACGTGAATAACGTACATTCATCAAGAAAAACCGTAGAAAGTTATTGCAACGAACGTAATTCATGGTTACAGTAGCAGTCATGCACGTGAATCACGTTCATTCTTAACAACGCAGGTAGGAGGCGAAATGATGTCTGACCTGAAAAAGGTGATTGCGCATCGGCTTCGAGTGCTCAGAGCCGAACGCGACATGTCTCAGCAAGATCTTGCTGATGCGTCTGGCGTGAGCGTCGATGCCATTGGCAAATACGAGCGTGCTGAGGCTGCGCCGCAGCTGCGTAACGCATACAGGCTTGCCGAGGCGCTCGGTTGCACGCCGAACGACCTCTGCGATTTCCCGACCGAAAAGTAGAGAGGTGATAGCGATGAAAACCAGCTATGAGACGCGGACGTATGCGGCTGGACGGCATGCAGCGCAGGTTCTGCCGCGCAGTGCTTCGAATCATACGAAAGCGCCCTCGCACAGACGTAACCTGTACGAGGGCAAAGCGTCACCGCGAAAGATGACGAAGACGATTCTACCTTCTCCGAGCGAAATCCTCATTGCAATATGCATGGTGCTCACAATCGCTGGAATCATCCCTGCCCTCTGGATGTGGCTCATGGATGAGCTGTGCTCCGCAGTCGGCGATTGGGTAATCTTCGCCCTCCTCGGTGCCGAGCTTGTCTGGATCTACAGGGAGGCAGTCAATGGCTGACCTTGACCAGGATGACTACACGCTCCCGCTGGAAGCCGTCATGGCGAGCGAGCGAAGGTATTCCGTCCCGCTCAAGCGTGTCGACCGCATGGAGCTGTTCGATGAGTGGGTGTCGCTCAACCCCGATGCGATGCGCGACATGGAGCTTGCTGCCATAGCGATAAACGCCAGGGGCATGCGCGTGTCTGCCAAGTACCTCATCGAGCGCGAGAGGTACGAGAGCGGCATCAAGCTCAACCCGGTTACCTGGCATGACGACAACGGCACTCCGCACACCTACGGGATCAACAACAGCATCACGCCGCTCCTGGCCAGGTGGCTGCTCAAGCGGCACCCGTACATGCACATCGTGACGCACAAATCGTATTTCGATGACAAGGATGATGGAAATGAAGAAGGCTGAGGACGCCTGGCTTTACGAGTTCACCGGCTACCTGGCGGAAGTGCTGCGCGACATGAAGCGCTGCAATATGAGCCTGAAGGTGATCAACCAGAATACCGGAAGGACGCTCGAATTCGACGAGCGCCTCTGCATGTCGATGGTCTCGGCGACTCTCGACAAAGTGCTTGAGATCATCTACTGCGGCACGGACAACGACCCGCGCACGGAAATCGGCGAATTCATCTCAGCCGGCATCACTGACTACCTCGACCACGTCGAAGGTGGCGGAAATGCCTAGCCAGGAGACGCTTGCGCTCGATTACGGCGACCCTCCCATGCCCGACCCGGAATCGTGCTCATATGAGCGCAAGCGCTGGCAGGGCAAGACGCTCTGCTCGTTCCGTGGCCGCGAGATCTGGACCAACTGCCGCGAATGGGGGAAGTGCATCTGGAAGGGCTGGTGGCAGCTCGGAAGCTCCGAGGGAATGCCAGAGCCTGCGGACGGTGACCAGGATGACGAGTGATGTGCGTGCGCTCTCGTCCGAGCCGATGAGGTACTTCTCCCACGATTCCAATGCGGCATCCGACATCAAGTGCCAGCGGCTGATTCTGAGGCACGGCTTCGAGGGATACGGGCGCTGGTGGCGGCTCTGCGAGTTCATGGCCGGCACGAAGGGCCACACGATCCCGTTCCAGACGGACGAGGACGCCGTAATCATCGCGCAGATGCTCGGCTTCGAGGGAGATGGGGCGCTCGATGCCTGCAAGGCGTACATGGGCGACCTGCTGGAGATCGGGCTGCTGGAGAACGAGGGGGACGGGACGCTCAGAAACCGCCGCATGGAGCGCAACAGCGTCTACTTCGGACGGCAGCGTGCAAACGGACGCAAGGGCGGAAAGAGCAAGAGACGCGGGACAGCATCGACAGGGGGTGAGACGGGATGACGAGAGCAAACCAAAGCACCGCTAAAGCATCGCTTAACCGACGCTTGAAGCACTGCTTAAGCGATGCCGAACCCACTCGCAAAAGTGTGCTCAAGCATATAAATAAAATAAAAAGAAATAAAAAGGCTTTGGTTAGGGTTCTCAACCATAACCCTAACCAAAGCCGTCAGGCTGGTGACTCTTCCTAGTCTGTAAGTCTTCCTTTCTTGGTCCTTCTTTCTGGAACGATTTTCGGTGATTCCTCTCACCGACTTTTCAACGTGTTATCAACATAGTTTTCAACATTTGGAGGCAGCAATGCAGAGCACAGCCTGCTGGCCTTGGGATTCGAGGGAGCACATGCTCCAGACAATCCGCGATTCAGCCTGGTACATCGCCGAAAACGCGGAGAACCTCCTTGGCGAGTATCCGGGCACGCACATGAGCGAGATGACCATCAGCATCCGCATCGTCCATGGGGAAGTCCCAATCGTGAACGTATCGCGTGACTGCATAGGAGCGTTGCCGGACAAGCATACGAACTTTTCTGAAGCGCGGGAGGCCCCAACGAACCACAGCGAGGAGGGTGGAGAGGATGCAAGCTGACGTGCCGACCAGAGACGAACTCCGAGACGAGTTCAACGCAGCCTGGAGCTATGGAGATCTCAGTGAGTCCGACATCTACGTACTGGAGAGCCTGCTCATCATTGAGTGCATGAATCCAGGAGACCATATGAGGATGCATCCCTACGCCGCATCGATACAGGTGCGCCACCGCGGAGGCAGCGGGACCAGGCAGAAGGACGAGGGGTTGCAGAGCGCCTTCCTGCGTGTCGATGGCCCCTACTTCACCGACCGAGAGGCAATCAGTTTCAACGAGGACGGCTTCATCGGGTTCTGCGGGTGGGCCGATGGCCACAATTCAGCGCCAATCCTCAAAGCCTTCTGCGAGTGGGTGCGGATCTACCTCCCGACCAGAAGCATCGCCGTCGTTGGAACGGAGGCTGGCGATGCCCAATAGGAGGACATGCTCGAGCTGCCGGCACTACATGGACCAGCATGGGTCGTTCGGATATTGCGACAAGTACCACATGCCGCAGCGCATAGGTCGCGGGAAGGGCTGCCGCAAATGGAGACGGGCAAGGAATGGAGACGGGGAATGGAAGGCCATCGTTGCGATAGCGATCATGGCGATAGCCACGACGGCATTGGCGTGTGCCGGGTTAGAGTGCATGCGCCTGTTCGCTGCCTTCGCCCTGGCTCTGTTCGCCTTTGCCTGCGTTGGATGCTGAGGAGGCGGACAGTGAAGGTAGAGGTAAAGCTCGGAGCAGACGGGCACTGGTACTGCCGCCCCTACCTTGGGACAAGGGTCGACGGCAAGCAGATCAAGCCTTTCAAGTCATTTCCGGACGCAAGGACGCGAGAAGAAGCCCAGGAGATGGCCGAGAAGTGGGCGTCGCGCATCACTGCAGACGGCAAGGTACACAGCACCGTGCTCACAGAGCTTCTCGACGAATACATCGACATACGACGTGCTAACGGCGTATCTCCGAACACCGTCAAGACGTGGAGGACCTATCTCAAGCACGTTGATACGTACCTGCATGGCAGGCTGGTAGGAGACCTTTCCGTAATGGACTTCACTGTTTTCGAGCAGGCACTTCTCAGGAGCAGGGACGAGGGAGGTGCCGGGCTTTCCAGGACGAGCGTCGCCGGCATGCACAACTTTCTTCGTGGTGCATATGACCATCTCGTCAAGTCAGGTATCTGCCAGTCCAATCCGCTCTATGCAGTAGCGCACCCACGGCCAGAGCGTCACGAGGCCAGCGCGATAGACGAGTGGGATTTCGAGACGCTCGACAACGTGCTTTCGGAGATCCTCGCAGAGTCGCCAGAAGGGATTTCGGAACTCAAACGTGTCTCGTGTGCATTTGCCGCGTGGCTATCGCTCGTGACCGGAGCTCGTATCGGCGAGATCGCGGCGCTGCGGAAGCGGGACGTTGTGCGCTCCGGCACCTACATACACATCGGAGGGACGGTCATCGAGCAACGCGGAAAGAAGCCTTGGCGTCGCGATGTGACCAAGGGCAGGAAAAGCCGGAACGTGACAATCACGGAGCATGACATGGACGTGATAAGAACATATCTCGGAAAGCAAGAGCACGTCCTTGGCCGCGCGAATGCCAACAGCCCACTCATAACCATCGACGGCAATTACATGCGCCCCACCAGCCTATCAAGGGGTTTCAGGGCCATATGCAATGGATGCGGGCTTCCGAAGGAACTGCATTTCCATTCCCTGCGGCACACGCACGCGACCTGGTGCCTGTCAAATGGCGTCGACCTCAAGACGCTGAGCGAGCGCCTGGGGCACGCCAACGAGGAAACGACGCTGAGGATCTACTCGCATGTGCTCCCAGGGCGCGATGCTGCTGCGGCGACGGCATTCGAAGCTGCCGTCATGAAGCTGAGGGACGGGGGCGATGACTGACAAACGACTGACAATCGCGGAACCATGGCGCGTGTGTGCGTGGTCGCAAAACAGCGAGCAAGAAGGCCGAAACGGAGAGCAATCAAGCGCCATATAGACAGATAAGAAGTAACTATACGAAAAGACTGGAGGAGACCATGTCGCTACCCGAACTTACGGCTGAGCAGAGGGCGGAAAGCCTGAGGAAGGCGATGGACGCACGCAAGGCTCGCGCAGCCATGAAGAGGGAAATCACCGAGGGGCAAATCGGCATCAGGGACGTGCTGGCCTACAGCGACCTAGGAAACGAGATCGCAAGCAGGATGCGCTGCAAGTCGCTGCTCGAATCCATGCCGGGAATCGGATCGGCGAAGGCTCGCCGAATCATGGAGGAGTTCGGCATCTCGGAAGCGCGGCGCATCAAGGGGCTTGGGCGCAGGCAGAGGCAGATGCTCCTGGACATGGAAGCGCATATGGAGGCGAAGCAGCAATGAGCCTCAACAAGCTGACGCTCTCCGGGCGTCTCGGAGACGACTCCGAACTCAGGTATGCCGTGAACGGCAAGGGCGCAGTGCTTACGTTCTCGCTTGCCGTCAGCGAGTGGGTGCCTGGCAGGAATGGCGATAAGGGCCATGAGTACACGAGCTGGGTCAACTGCGCACTCTTCGGAAAACGAGCTGAAGCGCTGCAGGTGCACCTCACGAAGGGCGTGAAGGTCGCAATCATCGGCCATCTGCACCAGAACCGCTGGGAGCAGGATGGAGAGCGCAGAAGCAGCCTCGAGGTGCGCGTCGATGACCTCGAACTGATGACCTACCAGAAGCAGCAGGGAGACACGCATGCGAAGGCGTCTGATGCTGCGGCAAGCGACGTCTACGAAAGCGATATCCCGTTCTAGGAGTGAGAAATGAAGCTTATCCAGAGCATCAAATACAGACGCATGCAGCGGAAGATCGTGGAATGCGCAAAAAGGGCAGAGAGCCTTGACACGCTTGCCAGATTCCTGGCACCGAGGTCGAACCCGCAGGACACGAGAGGCACGGCAATAGTGCTCGATGACGTGGTCGACTGGGGCGGCAGGGTCATGCAGGTTGTGGCCATGAGCCATGGCGGAAAGGTTGTCCTGAGAGAGATGGGATGCAAGCACGGCGGAGTGTGGGTTCCGGCTCATGACGTGCAGGTCCTTTACAAGGCAGGCTCAACAACGAAATTGGAGGACTAGAAATGTTCGGACGCAAGATGCAGGTTGAGTACGTCGACGATGCCAAGAAGCTGTATGGAGATGGCCTTGCCTATGCGCACGCAGGGGATGCCGGTCTTGACCTCAGGATCACTGAGGATGTCGACATCGATTCCGGAGAGGTGCGAGTTGTAGGCACAGGAGTAAAGGTCGCTATTCCCGATGGATATGTCGGCCTTGTCTTCCCTCGCTCCGGGCTTGCCACGAGTCGTGGGCTTACTCTTGCCAACGCTGTTGGCGTAATCGACAGCGGATATCGCGGGGAGATCAAGGCGACCCTCTGGAACATCTTTCCAATCGAGCAGCATGTCGATGCCGGTGACAGGGTGTGCCAGCTCGTCGTGATGCCTTACTGTCCGGTGGCCATCACCGAGGGATTCATCGGAGAAGAGACCGAGCGCGGGACGCATGGGCTTGGATCGACTGGGGTGAACTGAGCATGGGTGGTGGAACATTGATCGTTGGCAACGACGGGTTGCGCAGGATGGCCGCCAGAACGCTGCGAGGCAACTATCTCGTGCGATATATCGGCGGATATGCCATGACACACGGCACGTTCTGCGGAATGCACCTGGTAGCCAATAACGAGAGGAATTTGCGCAAAGCGACCAATAGCCTCGCCGACCTCATAGACCCAGAGCAAAGCGGACTGGTGCACTGCAAGGACTGCCGATATGGGAAAGCAGTAAGGCAGATAGGGTGCATCCGCTTCCTCGACCTGGCGCATCCAGATGGAAATCGAGATCCGGACGGATATTGCGCATGGGGTAAGAGGGATGGAGTTCACGATGCCGATGGAGCGTTATAGGTATCCGTCCAACTGGGATGAAATCGCTTTCAAGGTCAAGCAAGAAGCGGGATGGAAATGCCAAGTCTGTGGGAAGCAGTGCCGCAGGCCGGGGGAGCCTTTTGATACACATCGGAGGACATTGACCGTCGCACATCTCGACCACGTGCCTGAGCACATGGAGCGCTCGAATCTAATGACGATGTGCGCTCCGTGCCATCTTCGCTACGACGCAGAGCAACACGCAGAGAGTAGGAGGTTGCACAAGAATGGAAAACGATGACGAGCGCAGCGAGATTGCCGAGAAGTTCCGCGAGGCATCGCGCAGCGACCTTGACGGCACCTCGTTCCAGGCGAAAGTGAGAGACATCATCTGGCCTGTCGGCGCTCCTGGTTCCCATGGATGGCGAGACATCTTCATCAGGCTCGGAGACCTCATCGATTATGGCGAGCCTGACACCTGCGTTTATGAGCCAACCGAGAGCGTGAACTACTATGACGAGAACGACAGGGAGCACGAGACCAATAGACCATCCGATGGATGCCCGACGTTTACATGCTCAAGGTGCGGCAACGAGATGCTGTACGGAGAGATGGGGTGGTTCGACGAGGAACCGCCATACACTCCACGCTTCAAACGATGCCCTGAGTGCGGGCGCAGGGTTGTTACCATGACGCTCTATGACAGGGTGGTCGGTGATGGTAAGTGACGGCAGAGGAATACTTCACCGGACTCCGTGACGCAGTGCGCGACGCCGAGAAGACGCGAGACATGCTCGACAGGCTGAGGGCGGCATCAGAGGTCAGGAACCAGACCTACGACGGAGCGCATGGCAAAGGCGGGACTTCGGACCCGACCGCACGCATCGCAAGCGCAATCGACCTGGAGTCCAGGCTAAAGAAGCGAATCGATGCAATCGAGCCTGACATCGAGCATGGCCTTGCCATACTCTACGGCGCTGATGGTGATGGAGGACTCGCCAAGGCGAAAGGGTCCAGATACGCGGATGCCGTCTGCATGGCGTATCTGCAGTCCGATGGCTACGACGAGATCGCGGACGTTATGCAGTGCTCGGTGCGCTGGGTCCACGAGCTGTGCTTGAAGGCTTTCAGGGACATCGACGCAATCGGTGCGCAGACTCTAATCGAATGGGGGAAATGACTTCACACCGCTTCCGGGGAAATGCTATCATGCGCTATGGTGGTTTGGATTGGCACAAGGCGACGGGCTTCGGCCTGCCGCCTTTTCTCTTAGGCTGGTGGCTTGGCATGGCTAAGGACTTCAGCCTTGCTTTCTACCACTCGGCGGAATGGGAGCGGGCAAGGCGTGCGGCTCTGGAGAGAGACCACTACCTCTGCCAGCACTGCCTTGCCGCTGGCGTCATCACGCCGGCTACCATGGTCCACCACATCAAGGAGCTGACACCAGCGAACGTCAGCGACCCTGACTATGCGACGAGCTTGGACAACCTCGTCTCGCTCTGCGACCGATGCCACAAGAAGATACACGGCTGGATAAGGCAGGGAGCCACAAGGAAGGGCATGACGTTCGACGCTGATGGCAACCTCATCAGAATCGACACACACTGACTGGCTTGAGCAGGCGCAGGCAGCGCACCACGAAACCGCAGCTCACACTCTCGACCATCCCCCCTACACCGCAAGACACGGCCTATGCCGGGGGACCAACGTCGGGAGGTAGTTTTATGCGCGCGACGGTTTTCAGAACGGGGGTGGTCTTGTGGAGAGCCGAAAAGTATGCGAGAGTACCGAGGTTTTGCCGAAATCCGCGAAGAGTCCCCAGGGGCGCAGCGGGCAGACCATACAGTCCCGCTACCAGAACGAGCTCAAGAAGCTTCAGAGGCTCACCAAGGACTCCATCCCCGAAGACAGGCGCTCGGCGATCATGCCGCTGCTGTCCAACATCGCGTTCATGAAGGTGAAGCTCGACCAGGCCCGCAACGAGCTCATGGGAGAGAGCATCTTCACCTATTACGACAACGGTGGAGGGCAGTCAGGGCTGCGCGAGCATCCGGGATTCTCCGCCTACAACAAGCTGTTCACCACGTTCTCTCGCGGCATCAAGCAGATAACCGACATGATGCCCAGCGGCAGCACCGCAGCGGACGCTCTCGTCGACTACCTGAACGAGACGAGGTTCGGTGGCTAGGCGCAAGGCCGCAGGACCATGCGAGAGGGCGATACGAGAGTACTTCGGCGGGGTGCTCGACGGAACCATCACCGCATGCGCCAAGATCCAGCAGGCCGCATCCATCGTGCTCCGCGATCTGGACAACGACGACCCGCGATACCCCTACCACTACCGCGAGGAATACGCCCAGAAGCATGTGAGCTTCATCGAGAGGTTCTGCCGCCTTCCGTCCGGAAAGCTCGGGCACAAGTTCGAGCTCGAGCTCTTCCAGCGCGCCATCCTGTCCGTCGTGTTCGGATTCGTGGACGTCGAGGGAAAGCGTCAGTACCGAGAGGTTCTCTGGATCATGGGGCGCAAGAACGGCAAGACGGCGCTCGCGTCGGCAATCGAGCTCGACCTTCTCATCAACGATGACGAAGGAGCGCCGGAGGTCTACAACGTTGCGACCGCCCATGACCAGGCAGCGAAGGGGTTCAACAACGCGTGGCGCATGGTGCTCACGTCTCCAGCCCTGGGCCGCCACGTGCGGAAGCGAGTGAGCGACCTCTACTGCGACCTCAACATGGGCTCCATCAAGGCGCTCTCCGCGAACACCAACCACCTCGACGGCCTGGACATATCCGGAGCCATCGTGGACGAGCTTGCGGCCATGAAGAACAGAGACCTGTACGACCTGACTATCCAGGGCACGTCTGCCCGCCGTCAGCCGCTGGTCCTGGAGATCACAACAAACGGTTTCGTCAGGAACGGAATCTTCGACGCCCAGTACGAATATGCCGCCAAATGGCTCGACGGCAAGGCTACCGGAGAGAAGGCGGAGCGATTCATTGCGTTCGTATACGAGCTTGACGAACGGGACGAATGGGAAGAGGAATCGGCATGGATCAAGGCGAACCCAGGGCTCGGAACGATAAAGAGCATCGAAGGTCTGCGGCAGAACGTCTCCAAGGCAAAGGATGACCCGACCTTCCTGCCGACGCTTCTCGTCAAGGACTTCAACCTCATAGAGAACCAGAGCCAGGCATGGCTCACGTGGTCCGAGATACACAACGATGCGACATTCGACCCGTCCGACGGGTCGTTCTCATATGCGGTGCTTGGCGTGGACGCGTCCGACACCACGGACCTCACTGCCGCGTGCCTCCTCATGATGCGCCCGAACGACGAGCGCATATACGCGATGCACATGGCATGGATTCCCCTGCGCGCATTGGAGCAGGCGGAGACAGAGGGGCGTCGAGGAGGGCGCGACGGCGTGCCGTACGACGCCTGGATAGCCCGCGGGCTGCTCAGGACGTCGCCGACGCCAATCATCGACAAGCGCCTAGTGCTCGACTGGGTCGATGAGGTGCGCGAGAAGTTCGGCATCTACGCCGTCGCCTGCGGGTACGACCCGTGGCACATGCGGGACGTTCCCACGGTCGAGGCATATGAGGGGTACTTCGGCGCTGACAACTTCAAGAAGGTCGTACAGGGAGCGCAGACGCTGTCCATGCCGATGAAGGAGCTCCGCGCCCTCTACAAGGAGAACAGAATCGTCGACAACGCCAACCCGATAGCCGAATGGTGCCGCTCGAACGTGGCCGTCAGGAGCGACGCAAACGGCAACATCGCACCGGACAAGAAGAACCAGGACCCACGCAACCGCATCGACGCATGGGCCGCCGAATGCGACGCGTTCGTCGTCCTGAAGGACATGATTGACGATTTCAAGAGCATGATTGGAGGCTGATCGTGGCCAAACGGACGTCGACGCTACGCTCAATGTTCGATGCCGTCTTCCACCGACCCGTCATACAGGCCGTGGACGGCTATTTTCAGACCTTTACGGCCTACGCCCCGCGCTTCACGACGTGGAGCGGCGGCATATACGAAGCCGAGCTCACGCGCAGCATCATCGAGCGGAACGCGGACCACGCAAGCAAGCTCAAGCCGGAGATATCCGGCACCGCGCAGCGCATGGCGACGCGGTCGCTCGAATGGCAGCCGAACCCATGGATGACCACACCGCAGTTCCTGCACCGCGTGTCAACGATGCTGGACGTGTGCGACACGTGCCTCATCGTCCCCATCCTAGACGGCGACACCGATACAATCACCGGCTACTACCCGGTCCTTCCCGGGCAGTGCGAGGCTTACGACGTCGGTGGGACACTGTGGCTCAAGCTGTCCTTCCCAGGAGGAGACGCGACGATGCTCGAATGGTCGCGCGTCGGCGTGCTCACGCGCCATCAGTTCAGGAGCGACCTGTTCGGCGATGGCACGAACGTCCTCGACCCGACGCTCGAGCTCATGCACGCGCAGGAAGAGGCGGAGAAGACGGCCATCGAGCAGGGCGCCGCCGTGAGGTTCATCGGAAAGATGTCGCAGAACAGGAACCCGGAAGACCTGAAGAAGGCCCGCGACGAGTTCAACCGGCAGCTTGGATCGGCGAACGCCGGGGGAATCGCCGTGTACGACAACAAGTACGCGGACGTGAAGCAGATAACCCCTCAGAGCTACACGGTCGACGCCGCACAGATGGAGCGCATCGAGAAGGCTGCCTACAGGTTCTTCGGCAGCAGCGAAGACATCGTCATGAACAAGGCCGACGAGGACGTATACAACTCGTTCTACGAGGGCCGCACCGAGGTATTCGCGGTGCAGCTTGGATACGTGCTCACGTGCATGACGTTCTCCCAGAACGAGATCGCGTACGGAAACAGCATCATGTTCTCCGCGAACCGCCTCGAGTTCGCGAGCAACCAGACGAAGCTGAACGTGGTCACGTCGCTGTACGACCGAGGGATCATGACCGGCAATCAGGCCGCCGACGTGTTCCAGCTGCCGCATTACGACGGCGGCGACAGGCACGTGATACGCGGCGAGTACATAGACCTCGAACTCATCAGCGAGCACACATCCGAGCAGGCGGCAAAATCCGCCGAAGTGAACGCAAACATCGCAGCAATCGACGGAAAGAAGGAAGGCGATGAGGATCCCAGCCAAGCCGAATGAGCGGCAATACCGCGCAATGCCGATGGTGCTTCGCAGCCTGGCAAGCGACTCCGGGCGCGAGAAGCGCATCGAATCCGACTACTACGTCGAGGGGTATGCCTCGACGTTCAACGACCCATACGTCCTGTGGGAAGACCCATGGGACAACACCAAGTACCTGGAGGTCATCAGCCGCGACGCGTTCTCTGACACGGACATGAGCGACGTCATCATGCAGTTCGACCATTTAGGAGACGTCCTGGCGCGCCAGTCGAACGGAACGCTCATCGTCGAGCCCGACGAGCACGGCCTCTTCATCGCGGCAGACCTGTCGAAGTCGGCAGCGGCACGCGAGCGGTACGAGGAGATCGACAACGGGCTCGTCACGCGCATGCCATGGGCGTTCACGGTCGGCGCGTCAGAGTACGACCGGGACACGCACACGACGACCATCACACGGGTGAAGAAGATCTATGACGTGTCGGCGGTGAGCCTTCCGGCAGACCCCAACACCGAGATAAGCGCAAGAAACCTTCTCAACGGAGTGATTGAGGAGTCGCACGTGGAGCACGTGCGCCGCAGGAACGCGCTCATAAGGGCGCGTGCAGTCATGGCAATCGCCAGGAACTAGAAGGGAACAGCACATGAACCTTGAAGACATGATCAAAGAGCTCCAGGCACTTATCGACAAGTATTCCGCCGATGATGCCGAGCCGACCGACGAGGACGCATCCCGCATGGCCGAGCTGACGAAGAGCATCACCGAGATCCGCGCGAAGCAGACCGCCGCCGCCGAGACCCGCGCCGCGACCGTCGCCGCCGCCCGTGCCGCCATCGAGAGCGGCGCCGCGCGCCGTGTGGATGCCGTTCCGCTGGCGCGTTACGCCAACGCCTCCGGCACCGGAAACGTATACGACGTGACCGACTACAAGGCGGCAGAGCGCCGCGCATGGGTCAAGGACGTGGCAGAGCGTTCCGGAGTGCAGCTCTACGGAGGCACCACGCTCACCGACGTCGAGCGCACCGCGCGCAACCACGCAATCGAGCAGCGAGCCGAGTTCTCGCACCTGACCAGCAACACTGGCTCCGTCGTTCCGGTCGAGGTCAAGGATGAGATCATCAGCCTCATCGACAACACCGCCGTGCTCTTCGGAGACATCCGCAAGGATACCTTCCCGAACCAGTACGAGCTCGTCCGCCACAAGTCCATCCAGAAGGGCGATGCGGCTAAGACCGCAGAGGGCGCCGCGCCTGCAGACGACGAGCAGAACGAGTTCGACACGATCACCCTCACGGGCGAGGAAATCAAGAAGACCGTCAAGATGAGCCGCAAGATGGCAGTCCAGTCCATCGACGGCTTCGAGCAGTACATCGTCAACGAGACGGCTTCCCGCCTTTCCGTGGCCTGCAACGCGTTCGTGCACAACAAGCTCGTCGACGCCAGCCTCGGCATGGCAGCCGCCAACAAGGTGGAGAGCGCCAAGGTCAAGGCGCTTTCGAAGGCCGACATCACCGGCCTGCTCTCCAAGCTCTACACGTTCGGCAACGCGGCGTCCAAGGGCGCGATCATCTACGCAAACAACGACATGATCTGGAACTGGATCGCCATGATCGAGGATGCCAACGGCCGCTCCTACTTCGTTGACGAGAAGACCGATGACCCGTCCGTCGAGGGGCACATCTTCGGGAAGCTGGTCAAGCGCGACGATTCCGTTGCCGACAACGTCATCGTCGCAGGCTACCCTGACCTGGTCCGTGGCAACCTGTTCGATGGGCCCGACGTCACTCCGTACGTCGCGCAGGACGGCTCGCAGAAGCGCTGCTTCGACGGATACGTGCTGTTCGACTGTGGCCTTGCAGTCCCGCAGGCGTTCGCACAGCTGACCGTCAAGCAGGCTTAGCAAGGTGGCGCGCCATGGCCGACAAAGCGAAGACCAGCCTGCTCGATGCCTGCCGCGCCGCTGTCCGCATCCCTGCGTTCTGCACTGATTACGACGGGGAGATCTCCGATGCGATAGACGCCGCCCGTGCCGAGATGGTCGCAGGCGGCGTCCGTCCAGAAAAGGCCGCCGACGATGAGGACGGGCGCATACGCCTTGCCATCAAGGTCTACGTGAAGGCGAACTTCGGCATGGACAACCCCGATGCAGAGCGCTTCATGAAGTCATTCGACTGCATGCTCACATCCATGAGCGGTGATTCTGCCTACAGGACGGAGCCTAAGAATGAGTAGATGGGCTGGGATGTGCACGCTCGTCGCGCTGGACTCCGAGCGCGACGAGCTCGGAGTCCAGCGAAAGAAGGAGCGGTCTCGCCGCGTGCCGTGCAACGAATACAGCATCAGCCAGCAGGCTTACTACGCCGCCGCACAGTCCGGAGTGAGGCCGATGGCCGTGCTCGAGGTGCGCCGATGCGCCTATTCGGGCGAGAAGGTGTGCGAATACGGAGGCGTGCGGTACACGGTCGACAGCGCCGTCGCTTCAGGAGCAGACACGCTGCGCCTGACGCTGACTGAGAAGGTGGGAAACCGATGAGCGACACCATCAGCATCGACAGCCTCGAGACGGTCGTAGTGAATAGCATGCAAGAGGTCATCGAGGATGACGAGAAGACGCTCGAGAGCAACGTCAGGGAGGCTGGCCAGAAGGCCACGCGGCTGCTCAAGGAGAGAAGCCGCAAGCGCAAGCGCCACGGAGGCCAGTACGCAAAGGGCTGGACGAACACCGTCGAGACCAGCGAGACTGGTACCACGTGCACCGTCCACAACAAGCTGTACCAGCTCACGCACCTGCTCGAGAAGGGCCACTCCATCGCCAACCAGAGTGGCCGCTACCAGGGCACGGTCGCAGGCGACCACGTGATCGAGGGCGTCTACGAAGAGGTTTCTGCCGAGTTCGGCCAGGGGGCATCCGATGAATAGCCTGAAGGACCTCGCCGCGACGCTCGATTCCATCGGCATCCCCTGGACAAACGGAGGGCTGCGCGACGATTCCGGCAAGGGCAAGGTACCCCCGTACATCGACATAGAAGCGGGCTACGGCGACTTCGCGCCAGCCGACAACAAGGCTTGGGTGCGCTGGATGCCGTATGACGTCGCCCTCTATGTCCGCGAGCGCGATTACGCGCTCGAACGGCGCATCGAAGCATCGCTCGATGCTGCCGATTTCGCCTTTACGAAGACAGTGACACCGATTGACGGCGAAGACCTCATAGAGACGGCCTACGAAGTCAACGTTATCGAGTGAAAGGAAAAAACATGCCACGAAACGGATTCTTCGGCGTGAAGAACACGCACATCGCGCCGTGCACGAACGAGGACACTCCGACGTACGACAAGCCCGTCGCCGTCCCAGGCACGGTCGAGATCAAGGCGACGCCGAGCGTCAGCACCGAGACGAGCTACGCCGACAACGAAGCTTGGATAGAGAAGCAGCAGGACAACGGAGGCAGCGGCACGATCTCCTTCTACGACACCGAGAGCACTGCCGAGCTGCGAAAGCTCTTCTCCAAGCTCACGGGTTATGAGATCGACGCGAAGGGACGCGTCCTCGGCTCGTCCGGAAAGGACCCGCAGCCGTTCGCGCTCATGTGCGAGCAGCCGGGCCACATCATGGGCAAGCGTCGCTGCTACCTGATGTGCCGCCTCTCCAAGCCCTCCATGGACGTCAAGACAATCGAGGACAAGCCGACCATCACGAAGCTCGACTACGACTTCACGTGGAAGCCCGTCAAGCTGCCTACCGGCTGGCGAGGAACCCACTACGACTCGTACAGCGACATCGACGGATACGACAAGTTCTTCGATGAGGTCGATACGGCGCTCACTCCTGCGACCTCTGCGGCTGGTGGTCAGTAATGGTCAGCTCAATCACCATTGATGGCCACGAGTACGCGGTTGCATGCAACGCGTTCACTCCGATCATCTACTCTGGCGGCCTTCGCTACACGAAGGAAAACGGGAAGACGCGCGCCAAGGACATCAATGACGGCATCTCCGCCATCATGGACACCATGAGCGATTACGACATACCTCCGTTCCTGCCGCTTGCTGAGTTCTTCTGGGCCTTCCACAAGACCGCTGACAAGAACGCTCCGGACTTCAAGTCTTTCATGGAGAACCTGCCTGCCGCCGCGTTTGACGTGGCGAGCGATGACAGCTGGGCCGAGCCCGTGATGGAAGCCGTGATCGAGAACTTTCTACCTTCCTTCAAGGGACTGGCATCCCCGACCTCCGAAGAAGCAGCCGCCGAGGCTGCCGACGGAGATCAGTGACGACTGCGGCGCGCTGTACGCATACAACGCCAGGCAATGCGGCCTCTCCTTCGAGGACCTGCGCAGCATCACGTACGGTCAGGCCATGCACATCATGGAGATCCAGGAGTTCGCGAACGACTGTCTAGAGTATGCGGAAGAGGACAGCCAGGCAGCCGATGGAGAGGAAGCCTTCTTCGGGTAATTCCAGAGCGGCAGCGCGCCGCTAAAGGCGCGCTGCCAATGGGTCCGCAGCCTTTGACAATTGAATCGAGGCGATAAGATGCCGGTCAGCTACAAGGGACTTACAATCAAATTCGGCGGAGACACCACCGAGCTGCAATCTGCTCTGAAGAAGATACAGACTGAGTCAAAGGCCACGCAGAGCGACCTCAAGGACATCAACAAGTCCCTCAAGTTCAATCCTGGCGACACCACGCTGCTCGAGCAGAAGGTGCGAAACCTCAACAAGGCGTACGGAGAGACGAAGCAGAGGCTCTCCGCATACAAGGATGCGCTTTCCGAGCTTGAGGCGAAGAAGGCTAGCGGAAAGCAGCTTACAGAGCAGGAGCAGCGGCAGTATGACAGCCTCAAGCGCTCCATCCTGCAGTGCGAGAACCAGCTCGAGTCATACGGGAAGCAGCTCAAGAGCGCCACATCAGAGGCCGAAGCCTCGAAGAGCAAGACGTACCAGCTCGGCCAGACGCTCCAGGACAACTCTGACAAGATCTCCGCCACAGGACAGAAGGTAGAGACTGTAGGTAAGACGGCATCAGCAGCCTTCGGAGGAATCGCCACTGCCGCGATGGCAAGCTTCGGTCAGGTGGACGAGGCACAGGACACGGCGATAAAGCTCACCGGAGCCACGGGAGACGCGGCCGACGAGCTTGGACAGACGGTCAAGCAGGTCGCGTCGCAGTCATCGTCCGACTGGTCGGACATCGGCACAGCCGTCGGCCAGGTGAACACATTCTTCGGCGCCACAGGAGACCAGCTGCGGGACCTCAGCCTCGAGTTCCTTCGGTTCGCAGAGAACAACGACACGGACGTCTCGAGCTCCGTCGAGAACGTGTCCATGGCGATGAAGGCATTCGGAGTCGACTCGAGCCAGACCACGTCGGTCCTTGGCGTGCTGCAGACCACGTCGCAGAACACCGGCATAGTCATAGACACGCTCATGTCCGACGTCAACGACAACGGTGCGGCCCTGCGCTCGATGGGCCTGAACCTGCAGGACTCCATTACGCTGCTCGGAAGCTTCGAGGCTGCGGGCGTGCCGGCAGACCAGATGCTCGCCGGACTCAAGAAGGCCGCCGTCAACTGCGCCAAGTCAGGGACCGACCTCGGGTCGAGCATGCGCGACCTTGCCACAAGGCTGCAGGACCCGGCGCAGCAGGCTCAGGCCACCCAGGACGCCATCGACCTCTTTGGCAGCAAGGCGGCCCTCAGCTTCGTTGACGCCGCCAAGTCGGGCAGGATCAATCTTGATGACCTCGGCACTTCGCTGGACGGCTTCGCCACCAAGGTGGATGACACATTCGAGGCCACCGAGGACCCGCCAGACAAGCTCAAGGAGGCGCTGCACTCGCTCCAGGGCACAGGCGCCGACCTTGCGTCGCGCATGCTCACGGACCTGGAGCCCGCCATCAAGTCTGCGGCCGACATGGCCAACAGGCTCCTTGACGCGTGGGACAAGCTCTCGCCAGAACAGCAGCAGCTGGCGGCGCACGTGGTCGAGGGAGGCATAGCCTTCGGAGGCGCCACGACGGCCATCGGAAAGACCATGCAGAAGGCGGACGACCTGGGCAAGGGCCTGAAGGACATGGCCGTAAAGTGGGCGACGATGAAGGAGAAGCTTGGTCCCGTCGCCACTTCGCTTGGAAGCATCAAGGACGGCTTCGGAACCGTGGCGACGAAGGGTGGGGAGCTCGCAACGCTCGTCGGCGGAAAGCTCACGAGCGGCTGGACGGCCTTCACTGGCCTTCTCGCCGCAAACCCATGGATACTCGTCGTCGCCGGCATCGCCGCCGTGGTCGCAGGACTCGTCTACTTCTTCACGCAGACGGAGAAGGGGCGGCAGCTCTGGGGCCAGTTCACCGGCTGGATCACGCAGAAGTGGCAGCAGGTGCAGGACTTCTTTGCCGGGGTTCCCGCATTCTGGGCCGGAGTATGGGACGGAGTGACCTCGAAGGTCACTGCGGCAAAGGACGCGCTCGCACAAGGGTGGGAGGGCATAAAGTCGGATGCCGCGTCGAAGTGGGATGCCGTCAAGACAACCATAGGAGGCGCGATAGAGGGCGCCAAGGACGCGGTCACATCGAAGGCCCAGGACATCGCCAGCACTGCGTCAGAGAAGTGGCAGCAGGTGCAGTCTGACGCCAGCAGTGCGTGGTCTGCCCTGCAGGACGCCACCGGAACCGCCTTCGACTTCGTCAGGGACCGCATCTCCGATGACCTCCGTGACGGACAGAAGGCCGGCTCGTCGGCGAGCTCAGCGCTAAAGGCCGCCATGAACGGTGATTGGGACACCGCGAAGAGCCAGGCTGCCAACGCGTTCAACATCATCAAGGACAACATCACCGGCAAGATGCAGAACGCGCAGAGCATCGCCATCAATGCCGGCAACGCTATCGGCGAGAAGCTAGGATTCCCCGGACTCGGATCTACCGTCGCGAACGTCTTCAACGGCGTGAGGAACAGCATCACAAGCCCTATTCAGGATGCCTGGAACTTGATCAGCGGAATTCCAGGGCGCATATCGTCAGCGTTCTCGAACATCCGCATAAGCCTTCCGCACATCAACCTTCCGCACTTCAACGTGTCCTGGAAGGACATCGGCGGCGTCGTCAAGCTGCCGAGCATCGGCATCGACTGGTACAAGTCCGGAGGATGGTTCGACTCGCCCAGCATCATCGGCGTCGGCGAGGGCGGCGAGCCGGAGCACGTGACGCCCGACTCGAAGCTGCGTGCGAGCGTCGAGGATGCCGTCGCAAGGGCTATGGCGCGTGTCGCCGTGCCCGGTGGTGGCATGAAGGTCGACGTGACCGTAAACGCGACCATATCCGACAAGCTGGATGCATACACCACCGGACAGCAGATAGGCGTGGGAATCGCCAGCAAGCTCAAGCAGAGGGGTGTGGCAATTGGAGCTTAGGCGCAAGCGCAACCAGACCGACAAGGTCGTATTCAACGGCCATGACCTGTCGAGCCTTGTCTATTGCAAGATCAGCCGACCGGTCATGGCGACGGTCGAGGCGACGTTCCAGGACGTTCCCGGGAGGGACGGCGAGACGTTCAAGTCTGTGCGGCGCGCTGGATACGACCTTCCCGTAGAGATCTTCCTGCGCACCGAGGACAGGCGCGAGGTCGCCGAGGCGCGCCATAGGCTTGCCGAGGCGCTCTGGACAGACGAGCCGGCTCCGCTCTACCTGCCAGACGATCCGACTCGCTACCTCATGGCGATTGTGTCGGGAGACACCGACCTTGGCGCCATCGCCGACGATTGCCCGACGACGACCATCAAGTTCCACATCGGCGACCCAGACTTCTACGGGGAGTCAAGGCGCCTTGACGTGGCGTCAGGCAAGTACTCGTTCGCGGTCGGTGGCAACCGGCCTTCGTACCTGCGCGTGACCGCCAAGCCTGGAGCATGCGCCTCATGGCGCATCACCAACACGGATACCGGCGAGTACGTCGAGGTCAACGGACCTCTGACAGAGACGAGCTCAATAGGCGTCGACATGGCGCTCGAGAGGGCGACCGTGAACGGTCAGACGGCAGCCGTCTCGTTCCTGTCCGACTTCTTCATGGTCGACGGGAGGGCTCACGTTCAGATAAGCAGCGGCACCGCTACGTTCGAATGGGAGGAAAGATGGCTCTGATACGACGCATCGGATTTTCCCGCCTTTCCAGATGGGGCGATTTCCTCGGCAGGCTCCACGTCTCGGCAGCCAAGCACACCGACGCGCTCGACGGAACGGACGAGCTCGCGATCACGTGCGATGAGGAGCTCTCGAAGGGAGACCGCATCGTATGGGTCGACTGGAGCGGGAGAGCCCACGAGCATATCGTCGACTCGTTCGAGCGCACGCATGACGATGCTGGGCATCCAGAGACATCAGCCACGTGCATAAACAGCATCGCTGAGCTCTGGGACGATTGGGTGGATGACAAGCGTCCATCCGGCGCCGTCTCTACTGCCCTTACATCAATACTGGAAGGCACCAGATGGGGTGCGGGGGCGTGCGACCAGCCAGGCAGCGCTTCTCGCACCTTCTACCACGAGAGCGTCAGGGAGGCCCTTGCCGACCTCGTCGAGACGTGGGGCGGGGAGCTCGAGACCGATATCTCCGTATCTGGGGCTACGGTAACATCGCGCCTTGCGCGCATACGATCGGCACGCGGAGACCAGGGCAGCCACAAGCGCTTCACATGGACGAAGGACCTCGTGAGCGTCAAGCGCACGGTCGGGAGCGACAACCCCAAGACCCGCGTGTACGCATACGGCAAGGGAGTCGAGACCGATACCGGCGGCTACGGCCGAAGGCTCACCATCGAAGGCGTGAACAATGGCCTCGCATATGTGGAAGACACCGATGCCACCGAGATATGGGGGCATCCAGACGGCAAGGGAGGGAAGCTCCCTGCCTCAACCTCGTACATTGACGAGGAATGCGAGGATGCCGCACAGCTCCTGTCTGAAGCAAAGGACTACCTCGATCAGGTCAAGGAGCCAAAGGTCACATACACCGCATCCGTCATAGACCTCTATGCATTCGGCCGCTCCTGGGAGGGGGTCGGCGTCGGCGATTGCGTGACTATCGTCGACAAGGGCTTCTCGTCGGCAGGAGTACGACTGCATGGGCGCGTCTCGCAGATAGAGCGCGACCTGCTTACAGGAGATGCGACTGTGACATTCGGTACCCTCACGGATTCCATGGCAGACATGTGGCAGGCCACAGCCATGTCGATGCGCTCCGCGTCCTCACGTCGGGCTCTCTACGATGCCGTCGCGTCTGCATCTCCATCTTGGCTCACGCAGCTGCAGGAATCGCTCAACAAGCAGTTCGCGTCAGTCGGAACCTACAAGGTCGAGACCTTCGAACTCGGACAGGTGTTCAGCAACGTCCCGCTCGACCAGCAGACCGGACTGCCAGTAAAGAGCACGTCTGGCATGTGGGCAGTCAACCTTAATGGCATGGGCCTTCGCCTTGCATCCGGCCTTACCTCCGACGGCAAGTGGGATTGGAAGACTTTCCTAAACGGCGGCATGGTGACCGCAGACCTCATCAACGCAGGGACGATGCGCGCAGACCGCGTGCGCGCCGGTCTGCTCACAGATGAGGAAGGCAAGAACTTCTGGGACTTGAACACTGGAGAATTCAGTCTCTCAGGCTCGACAAAGGTGCCAGACGCCAACGGACGCGAGACCATCTCAAACACGTCTGCCCCAAACCTGTCACCGTTCTTCGAGGCAAAGCCATCGCTCGCGTATTGGCTTGGAACAGACTCGCACATGACATGGCTCGCTGACGGATGGGTGCATGTCGGCATAGACAACTCGGCAGGGAAGGCGGCATATACATGCGCATTCGCTCCGAGGGTATCAGAGGGCATCACGCCAGGAACGCTATATACGGCGCTTGTTGAAATCGCGCAATCAAGCCATTCCGGGTCTGCATCGACGCTCGTGCTCGCAGACGCAAGCGCATCTCAGCAGCTGGGTGCAAAATCGGTGCAGCTGGCAATCCCGGACACGAGCGGCACTGTCATAAGGCGGGCCAAGATCAATTCCGTCTCTTCGATGGGCGGAGCTGCGTGCCTCACGAGGACAAGGATATCCGTCCCGGCAGGGGCGAAGCTTAGCCTCGATCTCCGCCTGTCTCTGTATGAGGGAGTGTACGAGGGTCAGCACAAGAACTACGCCTCAGACGCACAGATGGTATCCAACATCTCCGAGCAGAAGGCAAACAGCGCTGTAGGAGCGTATGACAAATATCTGACCCAGAAAGAGGTATTTAACAAGCTTACCAATGGTGGCAAGTCGCAGGGCATATACATGTCCAACGGAGACCTCTACATAAACGGCAGCTACATCAAGTCGGGGACCATCCTTGCAGACTACATACGGGCCGGAACGCTGTCTGACAGCAAGAACAAGAACAGCATCGACCTCGATACGGGCGGCATCGTCACAACCGGGCTTGTCGCAAAGGACATAAACGCCTCCGGCACATTTACCGCGGGGACAGCCAAGGACGGAATGAGGCTTACCCCCACCGGAGACATAGAGGGCTATGAGAACGGGAGCCGCATAGGAAAGATCAACTTCAAGGGGCACTTCGTGTGGGTAGACGGTCCGAACAAGGGTCAGAAACACAATGGCCTCCAGCTGACGTCCGAAACCGCGACGAGGATCGTGAGCCCATATCTGTGCGTATCCACATCTTCCGATGAGTCTGCGATAGCCACGGCAGGATACACAGGAACCATAGAGCAGCAGATAATCTCGAACATAACCGCCAACGGATCTGGTGGAGTCAACTGGGTATATGGGACGCTCAGGCTCAGATTCATCAACGGAATACTGGTCGGCTACTCTACGGTCGGAACATACTAGGAGCAAGCATGGCAAGCATAACAGGATACACGGCACGGATGACCTTCTCGGAGGAAGTCCCAGAGGCAACTCCGTACACAGACCCATCCGGCGTTGTCGTCAAAGGAGGCACCGCCACCGACAAGGCCGCAGACAAGGTGACGCCAGGCACGCTCCCCGGATGGTCTTACGACGAGCTCAACATGGCAAACACGGCAAGCGCGTCGTCCGACTTGTGGGTCAACTAGGGAGCATGCATGAGCACGACAAGAACATCTGCAATCGACATACCTATACAGGACTTCTCGACAGCATCGATCAATGCATACAAGGCTGCTGGATACAAGGCAATCGCGCACTATTCGGATGGCACAGAGAAGGAGGTCGACTGGAGCACGGTAAAGGACCCGACTCCAGACCCGGCCAAGAGCGTATTCGAAGCGGCGTCAAAGGCCACGGAAGCCATAGCAAATGCCATCAACCAGCATTTCTTCACGGATGGCTCCGGAGTGCATGTGACTCAGGACGGCAGCAGCCCAGACACGCAGCACAATATCCTCATCAACTCTGGAGGCATACTCCTGAGAATCGGCAAGATGGTGCTGAGCGCGCTTTCCTCTGCCGGAGTCACCATATACGACGGCAAGGGCAATGAAGCATCGAATGTGCGTGCGACATTCGGAAGCTCAGGGGTTGTCATCGGAAGCCAGTCCGACACGCATTCCTCCGTCACGTCGGACGGATTCACTGTATACGACGGAAGCGGGACCAAGACGGCGCACATAAGCACCAGCGAGTGCTCAATCGGCAGCACGAACAGGGTCGTGATAAGCGCGTCTCCGAGCAAGAAGTCAAGTGCGTCTTCAACGGCGCTGAAGATGATAGCCCACAGCAGCTCGAACAACACCGATGCAGAGATGTTCGAAGTCTCATGCGCAAATATTCCGACGCTTCCTGCCGAAGCATCGGCGCAGGTGAGGATAGGTGTGCCCAACGCGGGACACACGACGATAGACAGCAGCGGCATGACAGTCTACCAAGGCTCGACTGCCCTCGCGAAATACAGCTCGACGCTCGCGAGGATAGGCACGGATGACGGAAACCATGTTGATATCGACTCGAACGGCATGCGCATCGCGAAAGGCTCAGGGGTCAACGCCGTAGTCTACGCCAACTATAGCGGTGACACGATAATGCTAGGGGAGAGCTCAAAGGCGGCGGTGAAGTTCTGCGGCGGAGGGGCTGAGATATCGTATTGGTCAAATGGATCAGGTGACCGAATGTACCTCTCGGCTCCAGACAGTGTAGGAATCGGGGCAGGGCACACAGAGGCTGAAAGCTCTTCGCTTTGGTGCAACCAAGACGGCACTCTTTCCGCGAATTTCCGTGGCCTCACGATCTTCGGCATGAACGCCAAGGGGAATTACAGCGCTGGCACCGTCATGTCCCTGCTTGCCCAGACGCCGATAAAGATAGGCGTAAAGCAGGTTGAGAGCGGAGCCAATGTCAGCGCATACAGAATCGGGAACGTAGTCTTCTTCCAGTATGCGTTCAACATCGGAGCGCATTCAGCATGGGAAGACGTGACTCTCGCGTCAGGGCTTCCCACCACAAGCCAAGCCACACGGAGGTTCCCGGTCGCTGCCCAAGAGGGAGCATGGAAAGGCATCTGCACGAGCGTGTATCCAGACGGCACCGTGCATCTTGAGATGAAAGGCGATTCATTCTCCAATGGCTCCTGGATATTCGCTTCCGGCAGCTACTTCGCTGACAAGTTTTCTGTCTAGAAAATAGGAGGTGATATGCGGTGGCAATTGAGGTCTCGCGCGCGTACTGCGAGCGTGAGGGCTTGCAATGAGCAAGGGTCTTGCTTCAACTATGCTTCAAGCGCTCAATGCAGACGGCATGGTTCCTATGGGCGCATACGATAACGAGATTATGGGTGTGAAAGAAGAAGGTCAGGCAATGCACATCTGCATAAACAATCGCCACATGCGGACTGTAAGCGCATTTGGCGGTGCTGAATATACACTTGTACAGCCTGGAGCCGAGCACGGCTTACTGCGTAACTGGTACTACGTGACGCCAACTAGCGATGAATGGACGGGGGTAGTTTAATGGCAGCGGCATCAATGAACACTATCACGCTCGAACTCGATATCTCGAAGAGAGGTACAGGCGGCTGCGTGAAGGTCGGCCAGGGAGACGAGCATGGCACGACCATCAAGGCCCTTATCTACGACAACGGCTCGGAGCTCGACCTTACGGGATGCACCGTGCACATGGTTGCGCGCCTGCCTGACAAGGTTCACTACTGGCGAGGCCAGTGTTCCGTCAGCGGCAACGCCGCAACCTGTGTCTGCGACGAGGACAAGCTCTGCAGCGTATCTGGCTATACCGATGAGGCGTACTTCACCATCGAGAAGGACGGCAGCACATACTCGACCGAACGCTTCGCTATCGACATCGTACGCAGCGCCATGGACGGACAGAAGCCGGCAGAGTCATGGGACAGCGCCGTGGAAGCGCTCGAGAAGCGAGCTGAGACAGCCGTATCGAAGAGCGAGAAGGCCGCTTCTGATGCGGCCGCGGCGCTGGAGAACGCAAACGCTGCCGCAAAGGCATGCGCCAGCGTGACGGATGCAGCAAACACGGCAGCAAGCAATGCAAATTCCGCAGCAGGAAGCGCAAACGCGGCCGCAAGCTCCGCGAACACGGCAAAGGCGAACGCCGATGCTGCGACCGATGCAGCAAAGGCGGCAACAACCGCAGCGAATGAGTCAAAGAACAGCGCTGACGAAGCAGCTGCGGATGCCCGAAAGGCAGCGGACGAAGCACGAGGCTCGGTGAGCTCCGACATGAAAATCTATTTCAAGCGAGTGACGGACGCTCAAGGCAATTCGCGCCCAGTCCTGGTCGACATGACGGTCTAGGAGGTCAAAATGGAGTTCAACTTTCCGACAAATGAGGCCCTCGAGGCCATCGCGACGGCCATCAACGGCCTTGGCGCTCAGACTGTCCCCAAGTACGACGATGGAACTGGGCGGTACGACAACGCATCGATCACGTCATGGCTCGCCAAGATGCGAGACGGCAAGAACTACGGCGTGAGCATCCCAAAGGGAAGCTCGAACGCATGCACGAAGACCGGCGCGAACGCCGGCATCGCAAGTCCGACGCCAGGCATCGTCGGTCGCGCTGCAGTGGACCCGTACGTTGGCAAGGGGCCGTTCGTCTTCTTTGAGGTGAATGGCGGCGTGGATTCAGACGGTACGCCGTACATCACTGCCATCGACGGCGACGGCCGATTCAGCCGCCAGAACGACACGTGGATCATGACTCCTGTGCTCTACACGCTTGAGTCTGAGACCAATGACGCAGTGAACCTCACGGTCTCCGATACTCGCCTTCCTGGAATGAAGCGCCAGCCTGCCGCCCTTCTCCCCAACGGCACTCAGCGCCCATACATGCTGTATGCGAAGTACGCACTGTCGGTCGATGCAGACGGCAATCCGCGAAGCGTGAGCGGAGCCCAGGTCAAGCGCTTCGTGAGCCACGATACCGGAGTATCGCTCATGAAGACCGCGACCACGGGAGACTCCTTCAGGACTTCCGCCGATGACTGGTACGCAAAGGCCATGTTTCTTCTGAAGTATGCCTCGAAGCACAGCCAGGGCACCTTTGCCGGCTGCACGGGCTATGACATTCAGACGAACCCGACCGTTGCCGAGAGCAACACCACCCGCGTCGTGGTGTCTAAGGCCAAGGCAGACCAGATTCTTGTCGGTTCTTCGATGATTCTCGGAACGCACACGGGCACGTCGAACGACCGTGGCAACAGCTACAACTTCGATGTTTTCGATTCGGCAACCGTGCTCAAGAAGGTCTCTGTCGACGATTCGAACGTGGCCATCTACTTCGACGTCGCAAAGCCCTTCAGCACGGCGACAACGTACCTGCTGAGCACTGTGCCGTGGCGCACTGGCGCGTGCGACATGGTCGAGGGAGACGGGTCTCCGACGAGCTGCACTGACGGCAAGCAGCCTTTCGTCCTGCAGGGCATCGAGCTCGGCCTGGGCATGAACGAGGTGCTTGGCAACGTGCTCATCCAGTACACCGGCAGCGGCAGCGCCGTGTACGTGAATCCGGACACTCGGAACGAGGAGGCAGGAGCCCTTGCCGACGGGTCCCTCTCATGCGGAGCCTTCCCCGGCCCCGCATCCGAAGGCTGGAACTACGGGCTTTACTGCAAGACCATCAATGGCCTCATGATGCAGCAGGGAACTGGCGCGTCATCGTCCACCGGCATCTGCGACGGAAACTTCAAGAATGCGGACACCGTCGTCGGCCTGAGAGAGTGGCTTTCCCTCGGCGGCTTGTGGCACTGGGGCAATGCCGGCGTTTGGTACGTCGGCGGCAACGACGGCTCCGGCGTCGCCGGGTGGTAA